CTATTTTGCACCGGTCATCCAGGCGCACGCACACACATACGATTTGCTAACTATTCTAGCCACCATTCTGGTTATAACTCTTGAACTTTATTGAACAAAAGAGGAGCACTGCCGATTTAATTGCGCTGCTTTTTTACTAATAACCTTCCTAATGAGAGTGATTTATGCAGCAATTGGAAATATGACTTGAGGACCACTCGTATCTCTGTCAAACAACAATTGCGCATAAGGATGATTGAGATCATCACCTAACTTGATCGTGGAAATAAGTTTTTTCCACTGCACTTGCATATCAGTATTCCAACCATACTGTTCATGTAAATGATAATCAACTTCGGGAGTTCGATCATAAAAACCACTTATCTTCATCTTATGTTCTATATAAGCATTAGAGAAGACAGCTTTATGCCCTTGCGTTAACTCAAGGACACGGTCAACCACCACTTTAATTGGAGGAATAAAATTGCATTGTTTTTGTAAACCCAAAGCAACACCTCTCATTAGTGATTCACGTGAAACACCTAATGGAGGATTTATAATGTAACCAAATTTAGCCAAAACTTTTCCAGGTTTTGGACCAAAAACAGGACCATTAGATGTTTGATATAATCTATTGGAACAGAACTCTACTTCATCGTCCTTCCTATAAATTGCTTTACTATCAAAACCCAACTTCGCCATTCCTGTTTGCCATTGGAATTCTCCAGTTTCCTGATGAGCCAAAACATTATCATCACCTTGTAATATCATTACAATTGAAGATCTTGCTTGTTTGACTGTTTTACCTGTAAATTTACAATACAAATACAGATGAGAAATTCCATTGATAACTGAATTAAAAAGGGAAGTAAAGGGATCACCACTCTTACGTGTTCCATCAACCTTATACTTCAATCCATGATGTGTGAAACCATGAGTTTGAGTGTTGGAATTCATTAAATCCAACACCGCTCGAGGAGCTCCAAACTGTTCACACAACCAGACTTCATACTGACACCATGGTTTCCTGATTGAGGTATCAAACTTACCTAAATCATCTTCCAACTTGCGCCAGCCCTTCTTATCAATGGATTGAGCTAGCACTTCTGCACTAAGCCCGGAAGTAAAACACAAAAAATTTTTACTCCCCCAACGACGTTTAATTACACTTTGTAAAGCTGCTATCCAAGGACCGACTAAACATATATACTCTGGTTGAGCACCCTGTATCATACGAGGGGCTTTCAATTTAACACCAGCAGGAGAACGATACAAATTGTTCTCCACTTTAACAAAAGAGGAACGAGTTGTCCATTTGTACTTAATCATTCTAGATAGCACAGATGTTTCATCATAACCTTCGTTCTTCAATTTTTGATATGTTTTAATTAATATCCTTTTCACACTAGGACTAGCATTAGAACCTAACAAATAAGCTTCAAAACTTAGTGACTCTATATAATGAACATTAGGAAACAATTGTGAATGATTTTCCTTTGCCCAAGCTATACATCTCTCTATTTCACCTTCTTCAGGTTCAATAGTCTCAGCAGTAACACGAGCATAAACAGCTTGCTGTTCATTTATAAAATTTGAAGCATACGCATTAGGCGCATACAAATTAGTATTGAATGCCATACAATACTGTTTACCTTTATTTTCATCATCTATCTTAAAACGCATGTATTCAGCAGCTCCTTTAAAAGTAACCTTCGCTGACGGTTTTTGATTCAAAACCGGTGGACATATTACTGTCGACAAACACTCATAATTAGATATAACCTGCGTCGTTCCAAATAAATTTAAACTAAAAGAAACAATAGGCGTGGCTAAAGTATAAGCCAAATCACTCACCGTAGACAAAATACTACCTGTAGCTAATCTTGGTATGACTACAGCAGAACCAAGAAAGCGAACAATGAGATCATTTAAAATGATGGAAAGAGTGTTCCAAACACCATGAAAGAACACACCATGCCAGAAGGGTAATCTTCTAGCAATCTTATGCATTATGAAAGTGGCTAAGCGTACAACCAAAACTCGACGCCAATCAAACCCTTGTCTTACTAAATTTAAAAAAGACAAAAGAAACTCAGTCAACTCTAAGAGCCAACCACCACTACAGCGCTTCAACTTCTCCTCAGCAATAGGCACAGCTATGCAATGAGTAAGGAAACTACTGACAAAAATATTACCTTGAGCTAGATTATGAACTCTTCTACAATAAGCAATATATTTATGTACAAAATACATCAAAAAAGACCCTGTTGTTGTTAACATCAAAGACAAACCCAACTTAGTTATACGTGAACTATTCTGGAGAAAACTAACTCCCTTAGAAATAAACGTAGAAACAACTGGCACATTACTATATGCTTGATCTACCACACGACTAACATTTTGTTGTTCGTCCCAAAAACGTAAATAGGCTATGGCTGGTGCATACAAATTAGCTACACGCTCTTGCTCATAACTTAACAAGGCCACCTCAGTCCATTTTTTACATTTCACAACAGATAACATAAACTCAGCATACAAATCATCATGCCGTTTATGTGTCCAAAAAGACCCTAAATAAAATATCAAACCTTCGGGTATTTCGACGGTTTTATCTACAAAATGTGCATGCACACCATAATGTGTTGCATACACTTTACCCAATTCACTAAAATTGGTAGAATTCCATAAACCTAGGAAATCCAGATTCGGAAAAGACATGCTAACCAATTTAACTTTATTAACACGACAATCCATGCCAGAATTTATCTGAAACACTTCTTTTTCTTCTTCTGGAGGAAAACTTAACTTAATGTTAAGAGATTCGAACAAACCATGAACTTTTCGACGAACCTTTCCTTCTTTTAGATCCTGACTTTCCTCAGG